TAAGGAGTAGGGTTGCAGATCAAGCAAGTTTTACTTTTACTCCACCAGCCGAAGGGTTCACAAAAACAGGTACATATTCGCAAAGCGGCACTACGGTGACAATCACAATCACACAGCATGGAGTTGCTATAGGTGATGTTTTGACGATTGACTACACTTCTGGCTCTGCAACTGATGGCGATTTTGCTGTTGCTTCAGTTACCAATGATGATGTTTTTACAGTTACGGCGGCTGCCAGTGCAACCAATAGTGGTAACGTATCAATAACTCTTTCTGGAAGTGGTACTTTTGTCTGTGATTCGTGGACAAAAACAATTCCTTATAACAATAGAGCAACAATAAATTGTTCATTTAGAGAAGTATTTGAACCATAATGGCGAACCCTATATCAGAATTACAACAAAGAACTAACAAATCTATAATTGAGTTGTATTCACTTGAATTAAAAGCTGATGTTCACTATACAAAAGTTGCAAAAACAGCTACTTATAGTCAATCAGGGCAAACTATTACTATTACATTAAATTCACATGGGTTTTCTACTGGTTTGATACTAAGTCTTGATTTTACATCTGGAAATGGTATTGACGGAATTTATACGATTCAAACGACTGCAACAAATACTTTTACTGTTACTGGTACAACCTCTCAGTCAACTAGTGGGAATGTTTCTTTTAATGTAAATTCAACAATCTCAGATCCAACTGTTTATTTATTTCATGCTGGAAATAATCTAAAAGACAAAAATGATCTTATATGGCAAGCTAATACTTATGAAAAAATGCCAATTATGTCTGACGGTTATTTATATACTGGCAAAGGAAAACTACCAAGACCTTCTTTAACTTTTAGTAATTTATTAGGTGTTATCACCGCATTGATGCAATTAGTTAATAAGACTACTCCTTTTTGCGATTTACAAGGTGCAAAAATAATTAGAAGGAGAACCTTGAGCAGATTTTTAGATGCTGTAAATTTTCCAAGTTCTATCAACCCCTATGGGACACCTGACCCCTCATCAGAATTACCACAAGAAATTTATTTCATTGAAAGAAAAGTGACAGAGAGTAGGGACGTTGTACAATTTGAGTTAGTTAGTACTTTTGATTTGGTTGGTATCGGTGCGCCAAAAAAACTTGTTACAAGAGCCGATTTTCCTTTAGTAGGTACATTACAAAATGCTTAAAATGACATGGAAAAAAGAAGCTGAAATTTATGCTAAAAATTTAGCGCCTAAAGAGGCGTGTGGAATTGTTGCAACTATAGATGGACAGCAAAAATTTTGGCCTTGTAAAAACATTGCTGACAATCAAGAGAACTTTTTTGCTTTAGATCCCGAAGATTGGGCAGCTTGTGAAGATCAAGGAGGTGAAATCATTGGTGTTTTTCACAGTCACCCAAAAGGGACTTCAGAACTGTCGAAGGCAGATAAAACCTGTTGTGAATTGATTGGTTATCCATATTATGTTTACAGTAATCAAGATGATAAATGGAATAAATATATTCCTGATTCTTGGAGCAAGCCTATAATTAAAGAAAATATAGAATTTATTGATTCGCCGAAACTAAAAACAATAAAAGTTTATGGCAAACTAAAAGAATTTTTGGGTCAAAGTGTTTTTCAAGCTGCTGTAAAATCACCATTACAAGCAATTAGTTTTTTGAAGGCAAATTTTGTTGGGATCGAAAAACATATGAGCGATCAAATATATAAAGTAAAAATAGGATCAAATGCTGTAAATGATGAACTTTTAAGTTTGCATGGTCATGGTGATATTCAAATAATACCAGTAGCAATTGGGTCAGGGTTGTTTGATTTTGTTAGAGATGTTTTTAAATTCGTTGGTGATACTGTTAGCGGCGCTGTAAATTGGGTTTCTAACAATATTCTTACTGTCGGATTAACTCTTGCAACAGGCGGTCTTGGTGGTTTATTGACAACAATGGGTACTAATTTATTGCTAAGTGGTGTTTCTTCTTTATTAAGTCCTTCAAAAGCCGCATCTTCAACATCATCTGTAGGTGACACAGACCCAAACATAAGAGGATCGTACAATTTTAATGGTATTCAAAATATAAGTACTGCTGGTGTTCCAATTCCGATAATATATGGTTCAGTTTTTACTGGATCTATCATTATCAGTTCTGGTATTGATACAGCCCAAATTGTGAAGGAGCTTTAAATGGCCCGCTCAATAGACGATCAATTTTCAAGAACCATAGTTGACCCAGATATGGTCGAGGGTGGTTTAAGAAGTAAACAGTTTGCTACAGTTTTTGATTTACTAGGATACGGAGAAATTGATTCAATATTAGATGTTGGAGGTTCGGGAACTGATACTTTCAGAAAAAATATTTTTTTAAACAATACTCCATTAATGAATCCAAATGGTGAAGATAATTTTCAAAATGTTTCTGTTTTTTTTAAAAATGGAGCCTCAGATCAAACAGCTATTCCGCAAATCCCAGAAACACAAAATACTGTCCCTGTAGGTGTTCCAATCACAAAAGCATCTTCAGTTTCAAGACAAACAAGTTCTACTCCTTTTAATATACTAAGAGTTGCAATACAATTTCCAAGCCTTCAAAAATTTGAAGATAATGGAGATATTAAAGGAACTGAAGTTGAATTAAATATAAAATTAACAGGTGCTACTGGTACAGTTTTTACACCCATAACAGGTGACAAGATTAGTGGTAAAGCTACAAGTCCATATATTAAAGAATATGAAATTACATTTGGAGCCAGAACTCCTTTTGCTGATTCAAATTTTCCACTAACAATAACGGTTGAAAGAGTTACAGATGATAGCACTGAATCAAAATTACAAAATGCAACAAATTTTTTATCTTTTACAGAAGTTTTAACAGATGCCAGAGCATATCAAGGCTTTGCTTATGTCGCACTAAGATTTAATGCACAAGAATTTCAATCATTCCCAACACGAAAATATAGAGTAAAAGGAACAAAGATCAAAGTACCGCATGGAACAACAGTTGATTCTGATAATGGAAGAGTCATATATCCAGCAGATTATACATTCAATGGAACATTTAAAACAGATAAGGAGTGGTGTTCAGATCCAGCATGGGTTTTATATGACATCTTGACAACAGAAAAAGGTTTTGGTGGTACTGATGGACTTATAGATGAGGATACACTTGATGTTTTTTCGTTTTATTCTGCAAGTGCTTATGCTAGTGAATTAATAACAGATCCAATCACTGAAACAACGGAGCCACGCTTCTCAGCAAATATAATTTTAAATCAAAAACAAGACGCATATACCCTCATTAATGACCTTTGTTCAGTAATGAACGCAATGCCTTTTTATGGCCTTGGAACTTTACAAATAGCCCAAGACAGGCCGACAAACACTTCAACTAACACAAGTGATCCTGTATATATTTTTACTAATGCAAATGTGACTGCAAATGGTTTTACATATCAAGGTACAGGACAAAGAACAAAATTTACAGAAGTTGAAGTCTCATATTTTGACAACGACACTCAACAACTTAATTATGAACTAATAACAACAGATCAAATCACCGCATTATCAGATGCAGCTTCAAAATTTGGAAGAACCAGAAAAACTCTTAAAAGTTTTGCCTGTACTTCTAGAGGCCAAGCAAACAGACTTGGTAGATGGTTTTTATATTCAAATTTAAAAGAATGTGAGGTTGTAAGTTTTACTACAACTATTGAAGCTGGTGTTGTAATAAGACCCTCTGCAATTATTGGCATAGCTGACTCTATGAGGGCTGGAGTGAGAAGAGGAGGAAGAATTAACACAGGTGTTTCTACAACACAAATCATTGTTGATGATGCAAACAATACTGATTTGACAACAGCTAATTCAGCGACATTATCTGTAATTCTTCAAGATGGAACAATGGAATCTAGAAGTATCACTGATATTACAGACAAAACAATAACTGTATCTCCTGCATTTTCTACGGTTCCACAAGCTAACAGTATTTATGCTATTGAAAACACTTCACTTGAATTTCAAACTTATCGTGTTTTATCAATAAATGAGACTAATTATTGTGAATATCAAATCACAGCGACTATCCATGATACGAATAAATATTCTCAAGTAGAGGACACAACTGTTGCGGCAGATCCGAGAAATAT